CCCGCCAGTGACCATGTTGGCATGTCTGCCGGTAGCCCATACCTTGCCGCCGCCTGCCTGTATAGCCGCCCACTCCGCTAACTCTGCCGCTATGATGGCTGATCCTGCCTCATCAACGGCCATGAAATAGACATCGCCCGTGATACCCTTGGCCCTTACCCATGCGATTACGGCTGCCACCTCGGTAGTGATAGCCGTCAACTGCTCTGCGGTAGCGGTTGAGCCATAGCCAAGGTTGGATTCCTCGTACATCATGAATACGGGGGACGTGGTAGGGAAGCCAGCGTCCAGAGCTAGTTGCAGCGTGGCCTTGAACTCCGTCTCATAGTCCATAAGCCCTGCGCCGGATTCGTAAGGCTGCGCTATCGGGATGCAGTTGACGCCATGCTTGTACATGTCTGTGTACTCAGCCAGTAGCTGCGTTGTGGACTTATAACGCTTGCCTATTTCACCATTCGGCACTGAGGCGTTCGTTCTGCCGTCATAGTAGAACGTGCTGAAGCCAGGGTCGACCGCCAATGTGAAGGCCAGTACAGTGACATTAAGGGTGACAGTGGCAATACTGACACCACTTTCCGCAAAGGTGATAGTGCCCGTGTAGGCACCTGAAGGCGTACCAGTGGGTATGTGGACTGTGACCCAATACTGTGTACCGGTTCCAGCGGCCACATCCACTGATTGCAGGGTTGCCGAGTCCTGAACATTGAAGTCTGCCACTGCCTTGTTGCGGGTGGAAGTGGTATAGCTGCCTGTACCGCTACAGTCCACGTATGCAGCACCAACAAGGACCTCATTGGTTGTTCCGCCTGTAACCTTGACTAGTGCCTTGTTATTCAGCAGCAGTTCAGGCTTGAGGGATGTCGTTGACGGATGATACTTTGTGCCGTTCCACTGTAGCCAACTGCCAAGGTGCTTGATATCAATTTCGGTAGAACTTATCGTGTTGCCGCCGCTCACAAGGTTGCTGGCAGTGGCTGTCATGCCCGATATGGCAGTGGAATCGTCGGCCTTTACAAATAGCCTTGTGCTTTTGTATTCCCCTTTGCACATGCGCAGGGTAACGGACGTGCCAAGGTAGTCGCCGCTTGGGTTGTCTGTATCGTTGAGTATGGCGTTGGTGGTAGTTGCCGGTATCACGTAAATAGTCGGCAGCGATGATGGTCCTTCGGCCCCGTTGACTGTAGGTGCATAAGTGGTTAGAGTGATACTGAATGGCGTTGGCGTTGCAATGACAACACCGGAGACTTCGCCCCATTCCTCAAACATGAAGTCGTAGAGCGTTATCTCGCCAGTCCATGTCGATCCGCTGTCCGTAGTGCGGTTCCATGCGCCGCCTGCATAGGACGGGGACGAAACATCTTCGCGCCACCTAAGACCTGTGGCAGCACTCTTGAGGACAATGGCATATTTGGTGTCGGCTGTCAGACTTGTACCGACACCCAGCGTTATCTCTACCCATGCACCTGCTGCGTCCGTGCCAAGGGTGTCGCCGTTATATGTGCCTGTGCATAGGGCATCGCCAGTCGGGTTATAGTCCGGGCCAGCACCTACGGCGTATATGCCAACAGTGGCAGTCCCTGGCGTTCCCGAACGGTAGATAAGTAGCTTGACGCTGGTGATTGTGTGAGTTGTTGACGGCGTGAACGTCTGAGCGAACCATGTGGTATCGCTCACATTGTCAAAGTCATCGTCCCCTGCTATATAACTTTCGTATTTTGTCGCCATTATACTTTCACTACGCGCTGGTTACTGTGCCAACACCGCTGGCATGTGCGGCAACCGTGAGTGTGTTACCTGTAGTTGTGGTAACATCGGCAGGTGTTGAGTCCAGAAGGCAGTAGCAGACCACATTGCCGCCGACCTCGTAGATAGCCGCATACCTTGCCACGATACTGCCACCGCTCGCCGTCCATGTCGGGTCAGTCTGTATGTCTATCGTGACTGTGGTAGTGCCTGCCAGAGTGAGCGTTATCGCTATACCGCCCGTGGTATAGCCGTTGGCATTGGCGTGTTCGTTGGTGACACCAGCATAGGTAGTGGATGATGCCCCAATGTCAGAGGTAGACAGGAATAGGGCCATCTTGTAAGAGTCGCTATCAAGGTCGAACGTGCCGTTATACAGGTTCGTCAGTGTGGTATTCGTGAGTGTCCATTTACCGGCTGCGGCCATGTGTTAGCTCCTTAAACTGCTGTGCCAAGCAAAGGTTACTTCCCGACGTATTCGATGTAGTAAGAACCAGCCAGAGCGTTGGCGATTTCAGTATCAATCTTGCCCACTACCCACCCGCCGGTTGCACTAACTGAGTCCTGACAGTTGACCCATATCGTCTGAGTGCCGTAGCTTGTGCCTGCGGCCACATAGGAATCGTGGATGGCTGCGGCATTGTTGGCAAGCAGGTTGTTGAAGAACTCGGTGCCGGGATCGTCTACCGTCCCATTGTCGGCTATGCCTACGTTGATTTCGGCCGTAGCTGTACCACCAGCGGCAGACCTGTTAATGACAATCTTCTTTATGAGAATGTCTTGCGCTTCGGGGTTGTGCCATGCAAAAGCATTGTGATGAACGGTGATTGTGAAAGTGTCAGCGCCTCCACCAGTTGCAACAGTAACAAGGGTTGTTGCTCCGGCAGAACAGGTTTTAGGGCTATCTGTTACCGTAGAATCCCCGCTTGTGACCACGGCGGTTGACCCGGCGGGCATGACCACGTTGATAGTACCGCTGGCTGTGCAGGTCATGGTGTTGGCACCTGGCTTCAAGGCGAGAGGGCTTTCAGTGAAGGTTCCGGTGACTGTGGTTGCAGTACAAGTGCCAGTAGGAACGAGCAAACCGGAGGCAGTACGGACTTCACCGGCAGAGATGTATGGTCGCCATTGCTCGGTCACGTTTGTTGGCCTTATGGGACTATTAAACACGCTTGCAGGATAGCCACTGACTCTACTCGTGATGTCTCCAGCAAATGCGAGACTAGAGAAGAAGAATTGTTGCCACCCGGTAACAATTCCATATGCCGCAGATGGGGATGTCAAGAAACTCTCCATCTTCACGTTAAAGAAGGGGCAATTACGGAACTGAGTATCCGTTGAATCGGTACAATAGATTCCAGTGGTATTGTCTATCTGAAACCAAATCGTGAGGTTGTTAATTGACCCACCCATGACTTGGCCGTCCGCCATGTATAACCCATAACTGTTGGCAGACCTGAGATTTATTAGCAGATGGTCAATGTGTGTCTCATCGAACGAGTTGGCAGCACCGTCAATGAACTTGATGCCATAAATGGGGTCATCTATTTCGGCATCGAGTATTTGAGTGCCTTCACAGAAGGCCAACGAATTACCTATGCCAATGGCAATGTTGGTATCAAATATACGGACGTGTCGTAGTGTAGTGTTAAACTCGTCCTGCACCAACACTCCATTATTTGAGTGGCTTCCAAGGATGTTCAGGTTCAACATTTGGTTGTGGCCATATATCAGTGGAGCTGCTGAACCTGTCAGTTTGATGGCGTAGTCAGTCGCATGGGCATTGGTGATAAGTACGTTGTGCCAATCTATAATTAGGTCAGCAGCAGTGATTACAATAGGGTTGGCAAAACTCATATTTCTGCCAACCACCTCTATTGTTGCCGGAGTTGTGATACTGTCAATTACGGCCTGTATTTCAACATCATCCGCTGTCCCATCACACACGTAATCGGCCTGCGCCTTGACGTGTGCCGGTGCATCACTGGCTGCTATGACATAGGTGGCTGAACGACCAGAGAGCTTGCTTGATCCATACGATATACATGAGTTCATTGTTGTGTTTCCTTCATCCTTGTTAGTTGTGCAACCAGTGACCAGTAACGAAATCAGCAGAGCGATACAAATGAGTGTTCGCGTCAATGCTGAATCCAATCGACTTGCAAGGTTGCGGTGCCGGTATGGTCGAACTCAAAGGCCCCGTTCTGTACGGTATTCAAAGCGAACTGCATCACAACGCCACCCTGCTCATAGCCATAGTTGGTGGTGTCGCAGGCCGGTATGATGTCCACGATGTCTACCGTGGCTGAGAGCGTGGCTGACGGGGTGAACCTGTACCAATAGAGGGATTGACCGCATATGTCAGCGAGTCCACCCTTAACTACAGACGGCAAGGTGAAGGAGTACAAGCCGGGGACTGCCAGCGTTGCACCGCCACTGTCGGTGCCATCCGAGTCAGCGGCAACGTCCGTGAAGTATCCGGTGCCAGGTGCCGTGGGGCTGATGGCAGTGATTGTGTTACATGCCTCAGATGCGCCAGCAGCGTTCTCGCCTAGCTGGAAGCTGCCAGCGGTGGACTTGACTACAAGGTCGGTAGAGGCATTGTCATATACGACCACACCTGTAGCCCCCGATACGCTTCCAGTAACCGTCTCGCCTACTACGAGCGCCCCACTTACCGTGCCTGTCAGCGTCAGGTAATCTTTCCCTGATACGTCATACATATACTCAACGTCCAGTGTTGCAGCCTCTGCGTTGACGTTGCTTACAGGGTTGAAGTAAAAGCCACGGGTAGGTTCTGTGACGCCAAGGTACAGTTTCTTGGCCGTGGTCATGCCATCAAGGGGCACGTGCGTGGTGGATACCCTGTCCGATGCCTGGGAGGTATAGTCCGTGTAGACCGAACCAGTATAGAGTTTGACTGCGGCCAGCTTGGGGGCTATGCCCATGCGGTAGTCTGAGGCGCAGTACACCTTAACTTCGTGGAAGTTGGGCATGAAGCCCAGGTGCGCTGCTGTGGTGGTTAGGCTGACTGTTTCCCCGTACAGCTTCTTGACGGGGGAACCAAATACTGGGGTAGCCATGATCTCGCTCCTTTAGATTCTAATTCCCATTCAAATAATGGCGAGACAAGCTGTTGCCTATTTAGTTGTAGGCTTGCGTGTCCTCTTCTGTCTGGGCTGCTTTGCCATGGGCGGTTTCTGTAAGAGGCTACGAATGTCCAGTAACACCTCGACGGCTAGGGCGTCATATCCCTTGGGGTCTCCGATTATCTCTTCTCGTGTTCGCATTCGTAGCCTCTTAAACAGCTATGCTATTTCCAACACTGCTTCAACGGTAAGGTCACGACAGGGCGTTTCTTCAAACACTTGATCAATGTCCAGCGTCACTATCGAACCCTCGCGCATTACAGTGTCGGGGATGGTTGTCCATGTCTTGTAATTCTGATAGGGCAACATGGCAGGTCTGGTCGTTTCGTCGGTGAAGATGCTTACACCATCGTCATTGATGTCTATAAGCTGCGGGCGGGTGATTGCGCCAACTTCGCGTACCGACTGGTTTATCTCGATGCACCTGTAGTCTGCATCCAACTGGTATGTGCCTCCCACCCATGTCTTAGCCCTTGAAATGCTCCCGTCTATGTACCACCTGAGAATCTTGTCAGCCATTTACTACACCTCCTTTGAGGTCGTCAGTTTCAAACCTGTGCAACTGTCCGAGAACTTTATGCTGCCATCTGCTTTGACACCCATTGGGTACATCCTGCAAGCCAACGGGCGTTTGTTGTAGATGCGGCACTTGTGCTTCTTGGAGTTGTAGAAGGCGCACGGCAGTTTTAATGCATACCAGTTGCCAATAGTGGTGATGTGCTTGTAGATGTCCTTATCCAGCCCCTTGAGTCTTTTGAACTCGTAAGGCCAGAGAGCTACGCCCACACCCTCTTGGCAACACTTCCCGCACCTTTGGCAGTCGAAGTCGGAGTGGAAGTCCTTGATAGACTTCTCTATCCCGTCGCTTATCTCCTTAGCTGCTTCCAGTGGGGTCTTTTCTGCTACTGCTAACATACCGTGTGCCTTCTCCTATCGGTTTAGACTACGTCCGCCGGGTCGAGTTCGGCCCATTGAATGTACGGGTGGAACACGGCATCTGAGGAAGCGGCGCTAACGTAGTAAATCATCGCGGCGCCATTGGTCATAAACCGTGGCATGCCTTCCTTGAGGAAGTTGCTTTGCTGGTAGTAACCCATGGGGCCTTCGCCGAAGCCAGCCGTAGTCGCAGCAGCATCCTGCATCAGTGCCATGTGGTACAGAACACAGTCATTAGCTGTATCCAGTGCCGACACGGTCAGAAGGAAGGTTGTCGCTACACCCTTGAGCACCGTGGCTGCGGGCGTTGCTTTGACAGGGGCGGTTGCGTAAAGGCAGTTCTGTGCGTTGACAGCCGTTCCACTAAGGGTCAGGGCAACGCCAGTTGCTCCAGCAGCGCGGGTGAAGATGAGCCATGAGTCAGGGGCAGCCCCGCCGTCGCCCTCGAACATCGCCTTGAACAGTATCGGGACGATTATCTTGTTGGAGCTATTGGGGGCTACTAGTGCGAAGGATGCTTTGACATCATCAGGGGTCAACGCTGTTTCACCCTGAGAGTCCAGTCCGGCAGACTGCAAAGACTGTCCAGCCTCGAACACCTTGCCCTCTGCCACCCACCTGAAGTAGCTATCTACGGTTACTAAGTCCCTGTTTGCCGTCACTCTGGCGGCAGTAGCTACACCGTTGTTATTTGTGAAGTCAGCCATTGTAAGTTATCTCCTCTTCCCTTACAGGCCATCTACGTTAAGATTCCGCAGATAGCTAGGGTATGTCTTGAAACTTTGCCAGATACCGCATGTACAGATAATTGGCTGCGGCCTCTCTGGTGCCATAGTTGAATGTGGCGCAGAAACCAGCGGCGATGTCCGTTACTGCGAGTGCCTTAGTGCCAACCTGAACGCCATTGACGTAGTATCGTGCCGTCAGGCTGGAATCCAGTTCTACACGCAGAGTCTTGGCAGTGCCACTGGCCCACGTTAAACCGGTGGAGGTACTAGCTACGGAACCACCTGTAGCAATAGACCCGTAGTACAGTGTCGAACTCTTGTCACCATCCATGAAGAAGCCAGCAGCATCCGTGGCTGCGGCTGCAATCGTTCCACCGGAGGCGTCTATGGTTGCATCCGGCGTTGTCTCGCTGGTGGCGTCAGAGAAACCAAAGAAGAAGAAGGAATTGACTGCGTCCGTTACTTCTATCTTGGCTTCTATGGCCGGATTCTGTGAGGGGTCGAAGATCAGGGCAGTAGACAGGAACGATATTTCATTATCACTTGTCCCTGTAGTGCCCTTGAATCCTATCTCTCCCGCACCTACAACCGCACCTGCATCGGATGTGCCACCTAGTGTCTGTACATAGTTATTGGTGGCATCGAGTGCGGCTTGATCAAACCAGTCAACGCGACAAGCCCTCTTGGTCAGGAAGTTGCCACTGATATTGGCTTCCTGGTTGGCATCACCAACAAAGGTTATCTCGCGTTCTACTCGTACTTGCTGTGACATTGTTTCTCCTTTTCAGCCCCCTTTGTCGGAGCAGGGGCTATGTTGCTCCTACTTCTTGGGGATAGATGTATCTAAGGCGTTCACCCTTATCGCTCTGTGCTTTGTGGATGTCGTCCATACGGTCTACCCATGCGGGATACCCCATCTTGATGATGAGTTCCCCGCTAAACTGTCGGGTCATGGGTTCTCCGCAACAGTCGGGTGCAGAACTATCCGACCTCGGCCTGTACACCTCGGTAGATTTGCCGCATTTCCCGCATGAGTAGTCGTATATAGGCATCCTTGACTCCTATGATTTGCGAGTGAAGAACGGGATTCCGAAGGCGTCGTTGAGTTCAATGACACCCCACAAGGCTTCTGCCTGGTACCGGGTCTGGTGCAAGTCCTCGTAGACTTTCATCCACGCCTTGTCGATCTGCGCAGCTCCGGCAATGGCCCTCTTGTGCGCCCACACAGCGTAGTTGCCAGTAGTGGCGGCTGTGAGGTTGTTCGTTACGCGCACTGTGGCGCCGTAGACGTTCTGCCCGATGATGCCATTCTTGATATTCCCACCGCTGGCGGCATAGGTCGTCGCCACCAGTTTGTCAATCTTCAGCATGTCAACCAGACAAGACGGGTCAATAATTACGGATGTCTCGCCGTCCGGCACGTCTGCTTCCTTCAGTGTTTCAAAGAGGTACAATGCCAGATCGTCGGTGAACAACTGCCCGTCAGTGCCATAGGCTGACGTGGAGTATCCACCGAGGCTGGAGAACAAAGTACAAATGCTCGAATCAATAGCCTTCTTTACGGCATACTTCGACCTGTCTACAGCCACAGACTCGGTATTGGCACCCTGTTGCCTCTTGGTCATGTCGTCAATATCTACCGGGGCTTCATACCACTGGTTGATAGTCAGTGTGACCCCTGTGGTATTCAGGGGATTGGTAGCCGACGCCTTGGTGCCTACCACTACTTCCGTGGCGGTTACGTTGTTATCTTTGGGGATATAGACAATGTCGCCCTTTACTAGTTCGCCACCCCATCTATCCGTATCGAAAGCTCCCCATGCCACGAGTTCAGACTTGACCGCCTCTTCCACTTTCATGGAATAGTTGGCGGGTATGAACAGATTTGTTTTTACCGTTGTTGGTGTCCTTGCAGACAAACCCATAGTTACTCCTTAATGCGGCCTTCCTTTTCGGCCAGTTGAATGTCTTTCCAGTTCTCTCGGACGAAACTGCGATCCTCAAGTTGGGCCACAGTGTAAATTCGCTTTCCTGGGCCTGTTCCCATTGAGGCAGAGGTATCAACAGAGTCGGCCACCTCTTTGTCCTTAGCTTCATAAGCAGCGAGCTTCTTTTTAAGTTCGGCTAGTTCGTCCCTGGGCTGTTCCTTTTCAGGGGCCTTTGTCTTGATTCCCTTGAGATACTTCAAGGCCGCTGTAAACCCTTTGGTCTGGTAGAGACTTCGCGCCTCGTCCAATTCCTCAGAGTCCTGTTCCAACCCAACGTCTGCCACTAACTCGTCCAGCCTTACGCCTTCCTGTATGGCACGTAGTTGTGCCTGTGTCGGCTGTGCTGTTGTGGCTTGTGCCGCATCTCGTTTAGCTCGTAGACGCTGTGTGTAGCTCTGGCCGTCGCCCGATGCCACCTGCTGTGCGTCCAGTAGTGCAGCAAGTTGTTCCTCCAACCCGCCAACGCTCTCTCTAAGACCGGTCAACTCACGCGACTGTGATTCACTGAGTTGCGCTTTGGTTTCCAGTTCCTTCAAGCGTTTCTCTCTCCGCGTCCCTTCCTGCCGCACCTTCAACACTTCCTGCTCTGCTAACTTCCTCGCCTCCGACTCCGGTATCATCTTTTCCACTGGTTGCTTCGGTGCCTCAGTAGCCTGTGTTGCCGTTTGCGCTACGGGTTCAGCTACCTTTGCCGTCGCTTCCTGGGTAAATGTTCCTTCTGCCATAACACTCCTTTGTTATACTTATATGTGCGCTTAACGCGCTCGTGTTAAAGAACCTGATACGCCCATGCTAACATGCAAAGTAAGGTTGTCAACTGATGGGCGTATGTGGGCTGTTTAGAAGTTAGGCTTTCGCTGCCAGGGCTTGAAGTGCCTGTTGCTCGCGGTAGGCTAGTATCTGTGGGTTCTGGAATATGATCTTCTTGGCAGCGGCAGGATTGGTCTGCTCAAGGGTGCGTGTCTGTGCAGCCCTTGCCTCTAGTATCCGCTTCTGTAGTTCCTCTTCGGACATCATTCGCAGAAGCGTTGCCCTTGCCTGATCTCTAGCCCTGTTGACCAACTTGCTCAACACTTCTTTGCGTTGTGCGTCAGTAGCTTGGGCGTATATCTGACTTGACGTTATATCCTTTACGCTCTTTTCGGAAAGGGAATTAGTCATGGATTGGAGTGTGGAGGTTTCCTTGTCTGATAGTTTGATTTGTAGCCCGTTGTTACCGATGCCGATCTTGTCTGATACCTTCCCGTAAGGCAGCTCCAGGCGTACAGTTTCAGGGTACTGCTTCATCCATGCGTTGTATGAAGGTTTATAGGTTTGAGTTCCAATACCAGCGGCGCCAGGTAATGCCATTACACCGCCCTTGACTATACCCTCTTCCTTCATAGCGTCTATGACATCCTGTATGAACAAAGGGGTCAACATAGAGAAGGCTTGACTACCAGGCGTTATGTCATCACCTACGAAAGTCTTTCCGTCAAGCAACGCCGTGATCAGTCCTGCTGATGGGGCGGCTTTGGACTGTAACCCTCTAGCCAGAGTATCCAGTCTATTGACGTTTTCTATTTGTCCACTGGCAGACTTCTTCTGGCCGCTGGCTATCTGTACCATGTAACGCATGATCTGTTGATTGCCACCCAGGATATCGTATCGAGTGTTGCCCACACGCATTTTCCCGAAGTCAGACGAACGCGGGTCTAGTTCTATTGCAGCACCGGCAACAGTAGCCAGTCCCAATATGGACGCTGCCGAACCATAGAACTTCACCAGGTCTTTAGCTATCATCTTGCGTACGACAGCATCCTTAGTTACCAAGGTTAGTGGTGCCTGAATACGAGACACTACGAAGCGTGGCGAAAAGAGTATAGAGTTAAGTACCGACATGGTTGTGTCAGATTTGGCTAGGCCGCCCACATTACCGCGTCCTGTGAGTTTATTTACAGCATCAGCCCAGTTTTCAGAATGTTCGGCCAACTCTTGTGGAGACAACCCCATTTGCTTCATGCGGAGAAACTCATTGTGCCATACATCCCACCTGAGCTTGTTAAGGAAAACGACATAGGCACGTTCGGATGCACGCGATATCTTCCCAAGTCCGGGCACCTTGTTGATTATGTTACCGATATAGGATTCTTCTTTTGCCGAGAGTTTGGCAGAATCAAATTCGCCCTGAAACAGTTTCTTGCTAGTCTTGGAAGTCTGCGACCATGCGAAGTCTGGATTGGTCTTGATGTCATACATAAGTTGCTTCGCATACTCAGGGTCAAATGTCGCCTTGATCATCGGCTTCCAACTCTGCCACCACTCTTTGCGCGCAGCCAGCATTGCGCCCTGCCTGCCTGGTGCTGATATGTCGAAGATTGTAGTCAACGTCTTAGAGGCGTTAATGAGGGAAAGCCATGTTGACTTCTTCTTGACTGCGTTTATGAACTGACGACCACGACCCACCTTCTCAGCGATCAACACTGGTTGCTTGGAGTCAAACAGTGATGTAGATTTTCTCAATGCGTCAATTACTTCCTGACTGCGAACCTTCGTAGCAGGGTCTTTAGAAAGCGCCAGTATGATCTTGTCTGCAACGTCCACAATGTTTTGTTCTGTAAGTGGTTGCTGGTTAAGTATCTGTTTAACGACAGGATTAGTGGCAAACTCGTCTAAGTTATCCTCAATCATCAGGCGAAGGTGGGAATTGGCAGAATCCGCTGCGGATGTGGCTGTCTGTGGTGTTCGCTGGATGGGAGGAAAGTCACTCTTGCCCATCGGTATCTGTTCGGCGCCTTGACCAAAGCTCAACTGTCCATTCTCTAGTGCATCATATTTGCCGCTGGCAGTAGACGGGAACATATCGGGTTGCTGCGGAACCGCATTAGACGGGCCTTTGCCAAGAGGGTCAGTCCACGGCCTAGGTGTTGGGTCAGGCAGACTGGCGAGTAATTGTTTGTCCAGTTGATCTTTTAGTGCCGTCCCTGTGTTGAGTTTCTTTACCCAGTCAGCACCAAACACATTAGTCAATAACTGATACTCGGTCTTGCCTTTTTCAGTTACCTTCATACTGATACGGCCTGTACTGAGCAGTTTGTCTAGTGCCGTGTTAGTACTTACAATGTCGTAACTACGACCTGAGGATATCAGTTTGTTGTAGATATCCCTGTAAGCATCTTCCCGAACCACTTTGATAAGTGCGTCTGATTGTGTTACTGGCATGCTTCCTGCCAACGCAGATTTGGCCTTCTCTGCTGCTTCTGTAAGTGGCATGACCTTTGCATATTCTTCATATAACCGAGTGTAAATTGCACTCTTTTGAGCCTTCTGTGCATGGATGGCCAGTTGTAGTACGGCCTCGCGTTTTGCCGTACTTGGTGCAACTATGAATTCTCCGATCAGTTTGCCCGAATCACTCAATCCTCCTGCGCTGGTTGCAGCCGGAGGCTTTGGCGGTTGAACTGGCGGTGCTGCATCAGCAACCTTATTAAACGGCATAGATGCAGGCGGTTTAATAAGGGGTTGTGCGGCCTCTAGCGGGGTAGTAGCCGCAGGCACCTTGGCACCTACGGGACTAGAGGCCACCTGTTCTGCGGCCTCAGTAACAGGTTTGGTTACTGTGCCAACAGTATCACTAGTAAAGTCTGGCAGGACTGATTTAATGCGTTGGATTTGTGCATCATCTAAGTCAGTTATTGCATGTTGTTGAAAGTCATATTGGGCGGTATAGAGTGCCCTGGAACGCCATGTCTCACCCTTCCTTAGTGATTGTTTGGCGGCTGTACCCATGAGTGAACGATATCTAACATCAGGTACTTTCTCTGCATCCAGCCGCAAGATGCCATCAACTAACCGAACACCGTGGGATTGGGCTTTAGTTACTGCAACCCCTTTATCAACAGGTTTAGTAGCTTTGCCCGCAAGTTTGCTGACATCGAGTTCGCCAGCATTGGACACAGCCAACTCACCTACACGTTTGCCAGTTGTCTTTGCGGCTTGCGTGCCTGCTTTGGAAATGCCTTTGGCTATATCTTTGGCTACGGCTGTACCACCCAATTTGACGAAGCCGGCACCCGGAATAAAGTTAGTGGGATCCGCTGCGAGTTCTGCTACTCCGCGCATACCAATTCTGCCTATGGGCGTATTCACGCCATAATCGGGTGCGGTATTTACCCATGCGTTCTTGTATGCTTCACGCGACGGCACACCTTGTGCCAGTTGTTGCTTGACAGACTTCTCGGTTGCGTTTTCACCTGGGATTGCCTGTTGTACCCTGAAACGAACAGCGCCGAGGCCGCTCTGTATGGCGCTGTTCCATGCGTTCAGCCCTTGACTGACAACACTATCTGCTGAAGCATTAGGGCGATACTGAGGTGAAGCCCAATCAGCAGACTGGAGTTCACCGGTATAGGCGTTCTCAGTGTACTTGCTTGGGCCGGATACGCTATTGTCCGTCTTATACCACACGCCGCCGCGCCTGGTATATCCGGCAGGTGGCTTCTCTCGACTATACTTTGGAGGGTCGCCCCATGAAGTTGAAGGCATTAGTACACCGCCGTTTTACGTCTTGCTACTTGTGGGCCTTGCGTGTTCCACATGTTCTGTGATTGCGCTGCGTAGTCCTCAAAGTTCTTGCCAGTGGCTTCAACAAGTCCTTGCAGTCCTGATCTCTCCGTTGGTGCCATTGAGTTCCATGTCTGCTGAGATACGGGGTTCATGCTCCAGCCACTTAACTTGCCGACATCAACCTGACTCTGTGAACCGATCTGCTGAGTCGGGGTATTGAACTGTGAAGCCCATGCCGGCAGTTGTGGCCCCACATCTTTACGCGACATTCCAGCATCCAGCCATCCCGTCTGCTCTGCATCAGTGGGCATCCGTCCATTCTGCTGTACGAAGTCCTGCATGGTGGCGTTGTAGACGCTGTAATCCCATTTCTGGTCATTCGTCGGGGCATAGGACTGGAGTCCACCACTAGATATGGCTGAATACCAGGGGTCACCTACTGTACGTCCCTGATACTCTGCATCGCTTTCAAGCCGCGTAGTGCCAATGCTAGGGTCATAGATATATATTTTGCCCTGATAGATGCCCGGAACTGTGCCAAACTGAGGTGCCAATTCCATGCCAGTCTCATCAAACTGTGGAATCCAGCCAGTAGTCGAGCTATTTTGCTGTTGTGCCGACATCTGATCTGGTGTTACCCATGAGCCATAGCCCCTTGCTGCGGCATCCTGCGGGCCTGTGGCAACACGGTTGAGCATGGGGTTCTGCCCTGTGGCTACCGGCGCAACTCCGAAACCACCGATAGTGGGGTTGCTCTGTGCTGTTTTCCAGTAACTTACCCAATCGGAAGGGCCTTTAAGGCCGGAAAGGGTATCGTTGTATGCCTGCATGTCGGCTTCATATCTGGCCTGTTTGTTTCGTGAAGGCGCATCGGCCTGCCCTTGAAGGATTGAGTTATAGTCGCGGTTGGACTGTGTACGTTGGTTCTGTGCTGCAAGCTCATCAAGCATCTGCTGGTTCTGTTGAAGGGCCAGTTGTTTGGTGTCAGACTCTTTTTGATAGTCCAGTGACGCTTGCTGATATGCGGTCATGCCGCCGGTTTCATCCCATGTCGGGTCACTCCAACTGCCAACGTAGGTGTATGTGTTGTAGCCAAGAGCATCCGTACCCGTTACCTTGGGGGATTCTGAATACTGTGAGTAATACTTCTTGCCATCTTCCGTGGTGAACGTGTAAACCTTACCGTTCTCGTACTTGCCCGTCTGATCATCATCGGGTGGTGGTGTCGGGGGGTTGGGGATGCCACCATCGCCGCCAGGATTGGGGGGATCACTACCATTGCCACCACCGGCTGGGGGTTGTGTTCCTGCTGGCGTCTTTGCCGAGTACTCAGTCTTTGCCTGTGCCAACACACTGTCAGGCCGCTGCGCTAGGCCGGCACGAAACTGTGCGCCGTACTGATCTGTGCGGTTGTACTGTTCAGTAACGTAGTCCCAAAAGGCCTCGTCGGGGTATTTGTCGAAATATTTAGTCCATATCTCTATTAATGTTGGTTCGCTCATAGTCCAGCCGCCTTTTCAAGTTGCTTGACAACCTTGTATTCACGGTCAGCGATTATCTTGTTGAGTGCATCGCCGTAAATCATCTTGAGAATTGACACTTCCTGCTCAGTCCAGTTGCGTATGATCTGCCTGCCATCGAATGTGGCATAGGGCTTATCAAGTGCCTTGTCGGGCGCACCCATATCGGCTAACACCCTGTCAAGTGCCTTCAGACGCTTATCAACTACACGGTCAAGTGCTGTTTCTAGAATCTCTACACGGTTCATCTGCGGTTACCTCCACCACCAACGCCTTGTCCTACAGGAGCCGTTTGTCCTTTGATATTAGCCATCTGAAGGTCTAACTTCCTCGCTGATCCGGGCATTGGTTTAGGCGACGGCGGGGCCATTACCTGACGCGGTGGTCCCTGTTGTTGGCCTTGCGGCTGTTGCGGCATACCTGCCGGCGCTGGATTCTGTTGCGCCTGTGGCGTTGGGACTACTGGTTCAGGCATACCAAGCTCTTTGCGCTTCTTAGCCATGACCAACTCCCAAACAGCAGCATCCATGTTGGGGTTATCCTCAATCTTCCGCTCTGCATCTTCGATCTCCATTGCCTGTGGGTCGATATTGGGTATCTGCTTGCGTGCCCACGGCAAAGTAACAAGACCCGACTTGATCATATTTATCAAGTCGTTGTGCTTGCGATATTCTTCTTCTTCGGATACCGGTGCATACTCGACATAGAAGGTGATGGGTTCTTTGAACTTCTTGCCGTCAATATCGACATCGAATTCATCATTGGGTGTCGGCCCTTTGGCCCACATCCTCGCCTTATCAGGTATGACACGTTTATGGATGAGTGCAGCATTGGATAGACACTTTGCGGTGGCGTTCCCGAAAGTCTCTGAAGGATATTTGAATCGTGTGCTACCGGCTTGTATAAGAGACTGCGCATGTGTAGCCGATCTGACGCCTGTATCGCCTACGCCCTGTAACGTCTTGGGGCCAGCGGCAGCAGCGATATATGAGGACGCTACATCAAGTTCACGCAGTAATGTTTCTGGTGCTATCCCTGCCGACATGGGTTCGATGTTGGTATCTTTAGGAAACCTTACCGCCTCTCCATACGATGTGGACAGTACTGATATCTGGTCGGCGTTATCGCCGGTAATCTTGTACCACGGCAATGCACCCTTTTTGCAGGTGATATCACGCAGCGAGTAGTTACGTGACTCGGATATGAACATCTGCCGGAGGTAACGTATGATGCCAACATACCGCTTAACAGGATCAGCGTCGTAAGATATGTTGCCGAGGCCGCTGTCGATGAGGACGTAAGGTATGAAGCCGTAGTTATGTTTGGCTACGCCGCCCTTGACCGGCAAGATGGGTTCGTCGTCTGCCAACTCGCAGCGCCAGGTATTCGTCCAGAAGCTAGTCAGTGTTACTTTATCGCCTACTTTGCGGCCTTGCGGATTGCCCCATTTGGGGTACTTCTCCATGACATCGAAGCAGACCTTTTCCTGTACCTCAATGACGAACTGTCTGCCGCCGTATGAGTAGTCGGGGTAGATGTTGCGCGGGTTGACAGACTGTATAGCTACGGGCAACTGTGAATTGCGGGTAGAACGGAACTCGTCAATGCGTTCCGCGTACTCTTTGTCACCCTCGCCGTCCTTTTGTTCCGGCTTGGAGGGCCACTTGTCGGCATCCCACACGGTCTTGAGTACACCCAGGCCGTACAAACCCTGGTGCTTTGCCGCCATCCTGAAAGGGTTTACGTCAGATTCTATGTTGGTGCGGTACAACAGGCCAAGACCGAACTTCCTGAGTAGTTCGGCTTCGTCAGAGGACTCGCCAGTGACACCTTTTTTGTTGATGGACACACGCGCATTGGCAAGGTCAACATGATCAGTGTAGAGGTCGATGAGCATGCGGGCCGTAGGCAGAACAATACCATCAGGAGCTAACTCTTTAGGTAGACCAAGCAGCTCAAGAAAGTCTAACTCATGGTACTTGTCGTCAGTCTCAAACTCTTTATGTACGTCCTGGTAGTATTCCTTGGTCTTGTCCCGCATATTGATGACATCTGATACTTCGGGTTTACCATTTTTCATTTTCTACCTCTGAAAGTGGAGGGTCTTAATCGGGCCGTAGTTGCCGGTGGGTGCGCCAACGGGCCTGGTATCACTAGCCATATAGCGGGCGCAGTCACAGAAGTGATACTGTTCTTTGTTTTCGATCTTGTCGGTTGGCTTGGAGTTGTCGTCCAGTTCTCTTGAGTAACTCTGCAACTCGTCAATGAACCGCCCACACGACCGGAAGACAAACATGCGGTTGGTCTTGAATAGCGAGTAGACTTTCTGTATGCCAGCCTCAACACCGGGTTCAAGTGGTTCGTCTATACGCCAGCCAGCCTGTGTGAAATCACCTCGCCAGCCTTCTTCGTGATGTGCACCGCCAAGCCGCTTGACTACCTTCAAGCCCCTGGTCATGTCCTGCCAATTGCGTACATGCTCGATGGTTGACTTGCCGCCCTCAAGGTACTCATTGAATACGTAGTAGTAGCCGGTCTTGAGGTCTTGGGCCACAAATAACGCAGCCATATGGGACGTGCCGAAGTCGTGCCCTACATATACAGGCCATTCCGTAGGCATAGTGAACGACTCAATAACCTGCGAAGCACCATCAAAGCAGTCATATATGAGGCCGGCAGGCGTGGTGAACAGCCCTCTGTGGAACATGTTAAACTTCCACTCAGGCATCGTCCTCTTGGCATATTCGTAGGACTCCATCGGAAAGGCGGGATTGGCTATCGAGTCATACTGGATGACATCAATGCTTTTCTCGCCTTTTGCCCAGGCATCGTATATCTCACTCTTAAGCCAGCCACCACCATAAGGCGTGGTGGTAATGAGTATGCGGCCTATGGATACGTTTAGACGCCTGAGTACAGCGTCCCATGACGCTCTCCTGAACTGCTTTTGTCCTGCTTCGTCCAACCACGCAGCTTTGGCAGTCGCAGACTCCAGGGACTCAGGGTTGGTCGCAGAAAAGAATATGACGCGGGTAGTCTTGCCGGGGAATAATACGTTCTTCGGTTTACCATCCGGCAGTTTCCCCGCTTCTTTCCAGAATTCAAAGGTGTGCTTGGACGGAAACCACTCGCCATACCGCATCGTGTCCTGGAACCAGTCGAGAAACGACGGCAACATGGAGAGGTTCATAAGGGGAACTGTGGCTGTAGCCGCTATGTAGTCACCGGGGCCACACCGCTGTATCTCACGCTCTAGCCAGTGGGGGCCGAATACTGTTTTTCCACCCTGCGAGCCAGCTAACATGCACACAATACGTTTCGTACTGAGCCATGCTTTCGTCTGCCCTATGTTCCCTTCAATGTGAACACGAACATGCCCTTCACCTTTTCTGTCTACATAAACTTCACGGAAAGGCGGGGGCTTGCTGGCTGCTGTCGGTGCTTTACTTACTGTCGCTGTTGTCATTTATTCCAGAAGTCTTTTTTATTTGGGGAAAATTTGTGGGGCATGTAACATACGTATGACGCCCCGTACCTTGTCCAATCCCACTTCCGACATACCAGTTATTGTGGCTAGTGCATGATCTACTACATCATGTTGTGGGTCGCGCATCATGTGCAGGATGCCTCTCATTGGCACTAGGATGACCAAGGGGGCCCGTCCATATGGCTAGTTGAAGGATTGGACAGCCCAGTCCATTGACCCCATCAGAATCGCACGTCACAATCTGTTAATAATGCGAACCACTGTCATAAACGTCCTACAGATACGAGTACTTCGCAGAACATACATTAAGCGAACCATTATCAGATACGATTTGCGTCCCCATCAGGTGTTGTGTTGACATTATCAGTGGTTGATGCGGGTAATTGCGGCGTATCCGTCAATTCGACGACTTGTCCATCGATGGCCGGGACCGTGCTGCCAGGTGGCAGGCATACCTCGACGTGCGTGATTGTGACTGATTTGGACTCATTGATATTTATTTGCTGCGTCTGTCCCCAGCGATCGCGCCAACGACGATCAAGGAATGTAAAGCCGGTAATGCCGGTGTGATCTGTATCTATCTTAGCTTTGACCTTGGCTACGATCTCAGCTTCGGCCTCAGCTTCGGCTTTTTTTACAGCGTGGTAGAATCTGATGAATACCGAATCCCCTTCAGTTAGTCCATTAGCCTCATCCTGGGCCCCGCGCTCAAGCCAACCATTGTATGTGGTTGGGTTAATGTCCACGGTGGCACAAGCTGTTGACAGGTAGTTACCCCCCTTGAGTAAGTCAACCAAGTGCCTAATGATTGTGTCTGTGCATTTCGTGGGCTGCCCTGGGCCGCGCTTGGTCTCAACACTTGACACGCCACTGTTAACACTCATGACAGCATCGTATCATGCTTATAGGTCTTGTCAACTGATGAGGAAGGGGCGCCGCGCAATCAGGGGTTAGAGAGTACTGCCTCCGGCTTACCCCGTGCCTTAAGTGATCGGCAATCACCTGGTCAACTCGTCGTAATCCCGTAACTCAGTCATTTAAGGCAACAACAACAACACTGCGAGTTGTGCGAGCGGTAGTATATATGTCTGTCTTGTCTGTCTTGTAAGGTCTGTAAGGTAGCAACGGACATCCGTTACCAGTGACGCAACCATCACACATGCATGACGCAACTACAGCACACCATCGGCTGTGCATGTGCAACCAGTAACACATCATCGTCCCATCATTATTATTGCCACTCACATACAACCATCATATCTGTGGGGAAAATGTCTGCTGAAAAGTAAAGTAGTATATTGACAACGTCCAGCACGATACGGTATAGTAGTAACTGTCAGGAGTGACACGGGACACAACAACAAAACACAGGAGGATAGGATAATGAACAAGACTGAAACAAACCACGCAATCGATAATGCAAAGAGCTGGTTAGGGTCAATACATGAGATGGTGGCAGCACTTGAGGTAACATCTGAGCAGGCACAAGACCGGATACAGGAATCGGTATTATGTGTCGAAGTACGCACTAGCTGGCACACAGTAGGCGACGATGACAGCAAGCCAACTGAATACAACATCCTATTGACCACCGGAGGCCCGGCATTGCGAATCATAGGCGACTTGGACAAATACTGCCAACCTGAGAACGCTCGTCTTGAATGGCAGGACTGGGGAACTCCATGGACAGAGTATCCACTTGAGGCCGAAGATGACGATGCAGTATTGACCTTCGCGCAACAATTCTATTTTGGGGAGTAAGACAATGACTAAAGACGACATCACCCTGGCTGATCTTAAGGCAAACGTCAACAAGATAAGCACCAGAAGATCAGAACGATACCAGTATGCACGTAGCAAAGGATTCTCAGCAACCGAAGCTAATTATCTGTCTGGTAGAACAGTTGAAACGATAGACCGATTAGCAGCCGAACGGGACGCACAATCAAGCAAATAACATAACCGAGCCGGAGAAACTGGACGGTAACAGGAGAAACGAAAATGAAGATTTACAAGAATATCCAGACTGGCGAAACTCTAGTAGATACCCAACAAGGTGGACTCGCGGATACAAAAACGGGTATCACGACCTACGACACTGACATCATCAACAAGGTAACTAGCTTTGCAGGCGAGGATGGGTCTGACTGGGAAATAGAAAACGTTGAACCCAACATCTTTGACGTTGTTCCGAAGTGTGTCAACCTTGATGGTGAACCACTGGACGACACGATTGATCACTAATCCCATGCGGTCTAGCCGGTGTCCCGCTGCAAAGACCGGCGAAGGAGAAACGAGAATGATTACGCCACAGAGTTACGCCAAACGGATTAGCGAGTATGACGATGGATTCCCCGACGAAGGTCGCTATAATCCTCCGGCACGTACGACAGCGGAGGTCGCACAACGAGAGATTGATATTGAGGAACACATCGCTATCCAGTTGTTGCGCTCTAACGACGGCCTATACTGCATTGTCGATGACTACGTTAAACAGGTCGTGAACAATCGCGATTTCGCGGTGCGCCTCATTGACCTGCCTGAATTGAATCAATGGCACTCTGATGCCTGCGATGGACGCATTGAAGGGGACGAATACTCTGTCCGAGCAGTACGTATCAGCCTGGCGAGCCTGATTTTGGCTGATACAGTGGTGACACATCGGCTGCGCGGATATCACCAGTCTCAGCAATCCTACTCGCTCGGATTCGGGGTCTGTGTAACCACCTCGTTGGCCGCGGCAATTGTGGAATACCACAATAGAATCAAATTCGCTCTGACGAGCATATAGGACGTGAATTGTAGCGGTCTAGCCGGTGCCCCGCTGCAAAGACCGGCAAATAGCAAAATGCCGCCCAAGTGCTTGGAACACCTGAGCGGCGGTACACCAAATAACTGGATAGGAGTTATTCGATGCAAGCGAAGATTACAACTTACACCCCCGATACGTCAAAGGTGTTTCAAGCCTGTCTAGCCCGCGAGCTTGAGCAGTCCCGAATCAATCCATGTGCCTCATGCCTCTGGCGATCAGCCGACACCTGCAAGCAATGCCGAGGCGACAAATGAACCAACTATTATTGACCGACAAATGCGAATTGACCAAACGGCAAGAGTTGTTTGTTGATGCGAAGTGGACTAAGCACGACGTTTCCTTTGGGCGCAACAACGACGAACCACGAAGCTATCAGATAGTAACCTATGGCAATAGTAAATCAACCTTGCTGGCAACCGACCGAAACTTATACAAGCGCATGGCAGAATTGGATCGGGCTTTCGAGGACAAAGGTACTCATATTAACCAAGCCGGTGAATTCATGCTGGCTAAACAATGCCAACACGATGATAGGCAGCAGTTGCTTGTCAGCCGTAAGTGGCTTGCAGCCCACGAGCATGACGTTGTCCCTGAACCTACTATCGAAATAGCAGTGGAAGGTAAGTCGCTACACGTCAATGGCAACTATAAGGCGGGCATGATCAAGGATTTTATGCGCCAATACTGCCAGCACCCAGGCAAAGCTAGCAATGGGCACTTATGCACGATACCTAGCATATTCAAAGCCAAACGTAAACCTTCCACAGTGGCGCAAGTAGTCAAGCACGATGCTTATGAGTTGCATGTTAGCGAATCTGAGTGTTGGGTGCATGTGCCATGAACACCTACACTATTGCCATCGCCCACCTGGTTATCGAACGCCACGACCGAGCCTACTATATGGCAATCCTGAAATACGACGGCGCATTGACTATAATTAGAATTGGGAGGAATTAAGACAATGACAACCACGAAGAAATACAACGGCTGGAGTAACTACGAAACTTGGAATGTTGCACTATGGATGGACAACGGCGAGGGTAGTTATGACTACTGGAATGAACGCACAACCGAGATATGTGAGGCTGCAACGGATAAAGCCGATGCCATAACGACACTGGCCAACGCCTTGAAGGATGAACACCAGGAGAACATGCCAGAAGTTCAAGACATCTATGCCGATCTATTACAGGCCAGTCTTGACTCTGTTTACTGGTACGAGATTGCAGAGAATAGGGTATGTGACGCCATAAGCAATGACCCCGACTTATTCAAAGCAGCCGAACGAGACGCACAATCAAGCAAATAACATAACCGAGCCGGAGAAACCGGACGGTAACAGGAGAAACGAAAATGAACGTTGTTAAATGCCCGAATTGCAACACTGTGATAGAGACCCCTTATGGTGGATGGGAGTCCCATATAGAAGAGAGAAAAACATACCTGTTCGACTGCGACAACTGTGGCATTGACCTATGCGCGACATGGATTGACGATGATGAGGTACAGGTAATTCTCGATCCAGGTAGAACCACACCAATAACAGGGGCGGAATTGCATCGCAATAAAGGATGGTAAATCTCCATGCGGTCTAGCCGGTGTCCCGCTGCAAAGACCGGCGAAGGAGAAAAGCAAATGAACACACAATTCTCACCAACGCCATGGAAAACAGAGGTACTTGGGGACACGATCAGAGTGATTGATGCGGCAGGGAATGACATTTTGATAGTCGGGAGTGTGAGGGAGTCCAAGAACGTGGCAGAGGCCCGCCTTATAGCAGCAGCTCCTGACTTGCTGGCGGCATTGGAGAGGGCATTGGACTACATAGCCAAGGATGGTGTGCCTGAAGATGGCGAGGATGTCTATGAGCAAGGTGAACAGGCCAGGCCCGAAATCAGGGTATCAAAGGCCACTCCTGCGTGAACCCCGCCCTCTTCCGTAGTATCTTGAGGTTTGTTGCTAATGACATATCTTACACCTCCATGGCGTTGCCTGCCACATAACCAAAGTAACATAGGTAATGACACTTGTCAAGGTATTATGTTCTATTAGATATACACGGGGCATTGACACCTGTGTGCATCGCATGTACACTGGGCAGTATGAATTGTATCCTCACTCAAGCATTTATCGACTGGAAGAACCGCCGCCACCTCAGCAATGGACAAGTAGGTAACATGTTGCACCTCAGTTCGTCACTAATCAGCCTCATCGTTGCAGGTAAACGCAGGATTACATTGGATGTTGCCCAGGCCATTTACCTGAGGGTTCCCGATGATGACCTGAAACAACTCGCAAAGTCAATTCTGTTAGGAGGAAAAGTCTAATGACACACGCGGATGCTGGCAGACGTGGTGGTGTCGCTTGTGTTGCCAATCATGGAGTCGATTACATGCGGGCGATAGGCATTAAGGGCGGTCAAAAAGGCGGACGGCCTTCATGGGCCGAAGCCCTCGCCAAACTCAAGGAGCTGGACGCACAAAGGAGGAATGGATAAATGCCTACGGATGAAACAGTGACCAAGAAGGAGGTCTACAAGCTACAGGTAGGCGTCTACGCATTGCCTGAACGACTGGCAGTTGCGTTGGGTAGCGTTCCTGAGGGCTGCGACTGCACCTATGCCGGTATCCACAGCAGTACGTTATGTCTCACATTTGAGCGCAAGGTGGCAATGCCGGAGGTGAACTAATGGCACACCTTGCTGTATGCCCACTGTCTGAGGACTACAACCGCAATGGCTGTGCTTATCACTACGGCTGCTGTGGCGATGATATGTGCAGCTACAAGGATGGCGACGGCGTATGCAGCGAACCATGCCATAAGGGGTGTCAATGCGAACAGATAGCAGAATCGGCGCTGGTAGCCCGCGACGAGGCAAAACAACAGAAACAGTGGACGGACTTATGGGAATAGGCAAATTTAAGGAGTTATGACAATGTGTGAATTTGTTAGTTGGGTTGAATCTGATGGGCATGTGCTATTCCTGACCGCCAGTGATGTTTTTGAGGGCAGGAAGGGCAAGGAACTTCGGGAATATTGTGGTTCATCCGATGACTATGTGGGGCATGGGGCTATCAGATACTTCTACGGCCTGTCCGATTTCAAGGGAGCAAACAAGGAATGCACTGACTTTAGCAGTCCCACAAACTTCCCGGCGGAAATAGTGGCGGCAATCAAGAATGGACAAATGAGGGGGTTGGGTATATCAAAAGAGCTACTTAAGCAGTCAGCCTGGGCAGAGTACGAGAAGGTTAGGCAGTCAGCCTGGGCAGAGTACGAGAAGGTTAAGCAGTCAGCCTGGGCAGAGTACAAGAAGGTTAGGCAGTCAGCCTTGGCAGAGTACGAGAAGGTTAGGCAGTCAGCCTGGGCAGAGTACGAGAAGGTTGAGCAGTCAGCCTGGGCAGAGTACAAGAAGGTTGAGCAGTCAGCCTTGGCAGAGTACGAGAAGGTTAGGCAGTCAGCCTGGGCAGAGTACGAGAAGGTTAGGCAGGATACTTTCTGGAACCTGTTTGCAGTAAAGAAGAATAGGGCTAGTGCATGGAGATAACTTATTGCAAGGGGGGATCCTGCCCACACTGGCAACCAAGAGACAAAAGATATCTGGAAGTCAAATGTGAGTATGCCGTGATCAAAACAGGAAAAGACGGGCACTGCAAAGGCCCGTATAAGGAGAAGAAGTAAATGGAAACACTGACAATAACCAGTAGAAGTTCTGAACCGCGAACCTTTGGGGATAGTGGTAGGGAATGGACGCTCACGACGCATGATGGCAAGTTCTTTACCTACTATCAGGCAGTGGCAGAATCCGTACCTATCACTGGTGGCACTTACGATTGCGAAGTAGAGGTCAACACTAAGGGCAGGTTCCCCAAGAAGATCATCAAGAGCGTCAAGCCTGTCGGTGCCACGGCCCAAGCCGCAACAATGGCAGCCACTACCACGCAGCCAGCACCGCAGGCCATTGCTGCTGTGCCTGCGCCTCAACCGGCATACGAGAACACACGCGATAACAGTTTCGAGTGGCAAACATGTCTAAAGGAGGCCGGGGCCATAGTCCGTGAGTTTGCTGAGTCGCCGGAATGGTTCCGCAAGGGACTTATTGAACTACTGGCCTTGAAGCTCGGAATCGAAATACCGGATGTGGTGAGCAAAGCCACGGCAGAACGTATCGGCACGCTGGTAGCACAGACAGGACAGAACTGGGCCACCTTTGAAAAGACAGTCAAGGAAAAACATAGCGGGCGCAAAGTGGCTGAACTCACGACCGGCGAGGCACAGTCCGTGATCGAGACACTTGACCTCATGATAGCCAACATGCCGACAAAGCAGGGGGCATTGAAGTAGATGCCGTACTACTACAAGTTTGAATTGGAGTACTCAGATTGCGGAGATGATTGGTATGAGGGTGAGCAGAAGTGGACACATGACGAGTTTACCAAACGCCTCATTGATGCCTTCCCAAGAGTTATTGAAAAGAAAGCACTTCACGAAAAGGCAAAGTGGTGTGAGTGCGAATCCACTTTTGGCATACGGAAGTGGCCTTACTGCGGAGGCATGATCTCTACCAAAGGAACAATCGAGGACTTTTACGCTTGGAGAGATAAGTACAAATTCGACTTCATGGATGAATGGCTAGCACTTATCGGATTAACTCCACTGAAGCCAACATTGGAGACTGACACAGGCCGTGGCATTGACAATGTTGAGGGTGCTGCGCTGTTCATCGAACAATTACTAACCAAATAAGCCATGTCAAAACCTGCACCGCGAAGGGTATGAGATTCCCCTAGGGATTGCAGGATTCATGGGCCTGATTGTGGCCCCGATAGGGATGCGTTCTTATCGGTACTTCATCCCCACAGTCAGGCAAGGGGCCAGTCGTGTCGCCGTATGGTGTGCCGCTGGCCCCATCAACCAAGAGTCGCAGCAGGGCAAGTCCCTGTTGAGTGGTGGCCGGGAATAAAAGCATAGGAGAAGTCCCCCCGTAAAAGGAAAAGAAGAAACTGAGTGATGCGTTTAACCACTACCAAAAGCGTAGCAACTAAAAGTAGTGAACACACCCGGCCACCAAATTTAACTCAGGACACAACAAATATGTGGATAAGTGTAGACATCGGAATACTGGAACATCCAAAACTGCAACGTACAGCCAAAGAGTTGGGCATATCGCAAGTCGTGTGCCTGGGACATCTGACGGCCCTCTGGATATTTTGTTACAAATCTGCCCCCGATGGCGACCTGTCCAGTTATGACCCTGAGGACATAGCCATTGCATCTGGTTGGGATGGCGACGCACAGAAGTTTTATGACGTACTCATGGCGCGTCACTGGCTGGATAAGGACGATAACGGGATATATGCCCACGACTGGCTTGGTCATGCAGGTAAATATCTCAAGCGCAACCGACAGTCATATGACAGCAGGCGACGGATGCGCGATACATCAGCAACCGATGACTCACAGACGCACGTACAAGACAACACAGTACAAGACAAACCTGACAAGACAAAGAAACAAGAACCCATGCCGGAGATACCCGACTACATAAACGCAGAGACATGGGCAGCGTTCATGGATGTACGCAAAAAGGCAAGGGCTGTCAACTCACCTTTTGCTATCAGGCTATTGCTTAAAGACCTAGCGAATTTTAAGAATGAGTGCCAAGACCCCAACGCCGTCATTGAGCAGTCGATAAGAAACGGTTGGAGGGGGTTGTTTCGCCTCAAAGACCAACCGGCATCGCCAAACGCACAGCCCAAGCCAGCACACAGGAACATTGAGGACTGCTCCTATGTACCGGTAGGTGAAGCATGACGCCAACGCCTTATTTTCAAGACGAATTCACGACCATATACAACTGCGATTGTAGAGACATTCTCCCGCAGTTGCCGAAGGTGGACTTGGTGCTGACAGACCCACCGTATGGAATCAAACACACTGACGGTGGCGGCTTTCCATATACCAGAGCGTTCTATTGTGAGGGTGCATTGGAAGGAATGACCGACTTTCACCTGCAGGAATATACCGCTGTTCTTGGTTGCTGCGACCAACTAGTAGCGTTTCACTCTCGTGACCAAATCATCGAGTATGGGCAGTGGATAAGGGCGGCATTCGGGAATTACGACCTTCACTTTTGGGCTAAGACAAACGCGATTCCGTTCACTCACAACACATGGAAAAGCGACCTAGAGTATATCGCGTTAGGATGGCGTGAAAAACATCACCAGCCAGTCAGCCAAGAGTTAAAGAACAAGGCGTTTATATCTGGCATTGAGACTGGCGACCTCCATCCTGCACAGAAACCCATCGAGTTGATGAGCAAGTATGTATCCGTATTGACCACTGAGGGACAGACCATCCTTGACCCCTTCATGGGCAGCGGCACGACCCTCCGCGCAGCCAAAGACTTAGGCCGCAAGGCAATCGGCATCGAGATAGAAGAGAAGTATTGCGAAATAGCGGCTAAGCGCATGGCGCAAGGGGTGCTTTGTTGACATCTGAACTACCACACAGCATAGAAGCCGAAGCAGCCGTACTTGGTTCCCTGCTCATAGACAACGAGCAGTTTCAAGGGCTGGAACTGACGGCGGCAGACTTCTATCAATCTGAGAACAAGGTTATGTATGGTGCCATGCGCGGGCTACGTGACCAGGGCAAGCCGGTTGATCAACTTACCGTAGGTACAGAACTCAAGCGTCTGGGAAAGCTACAAGACGTTGGTGGCGTCGCCTATTTATCCAGACTGGTAGCAGGTGTGCCCACATCGCTCAACTGCAACTACTACGCACAGATGGTCAAAGAGTTGGCCGGCAAGCGCAGCCTGATACAGGTTGCTGGCGTGATAGCCGAGGCAGCCTACAACGGCGTGTCCCTGACCGAATCACTCAATCAGAGTATGGACCTGATAACGGCCATCAAGAAACAGCATCATCGTATGGAACTGATAGGCGGGCAAGACCTCCGCGACAAGATGTTCGAGGTCTATGCCGACCTCAAAGACAAGGCAGACACAGTATATGTTCCGACGGGCATAGGCCCACTGGACTATCAACTCAATGGCGGCACGTTCGCAGGACAACTGGTAGTGGTTGGCGCAGGATCAGAGGAAGGCAAAAGCACATTCGGGTTGGCAGTAGCAAACAACGCACAGAACAAAGGGCCGGTACTCTACGCCTCCACTGAAATGCCTTTTGACCAGCTTGGGCACCGCATGATGGCAAGCATGACCAACATCCCTATCGGCAGGCTCATGCGCGGTGGCAACTACACGCAGGACGATTGGGCCAGGATAAACGATGGGCTGGAGTCATTGACCCCGAACAAGATTATGTTCTACGACGGCTTCCAGAGTGGGGGATTGACCGTCAGAGGTATAGAGGCAGCAGCAGACCAGATAGCCACGCGCTACGGCCATGTGCGCCTCATTGTTGTTGATTATCTACAAGACCTCAAGAGCGATAACGGCAGAGATAACAGGTATGAAGTGCTTGGTGGTATGTGCCGTGACCTGTCAATAATGGCAAAGAAGTACCAATGCCCCTTACTGCTGCTGTGCCAGATAAACACACGCCAGCAGAACAAAGACAGGCCAAGCAAGTCATCACTATACGAGTCGGGCAAGATCGAGCAGTCGGCAGACGTGATTCTCCTGCTCTACCGGATAGCCAAGCACTACAACACCTATGAGTACGCCCATGAATTTGAGAATCACCCGGAATGGAGCATGTACGACCGCAACGAGTACCCCGCAGACATATGCGAAATCATCATTGACAAACAACGTCAGGCCGACTGTGGACAGGGCCAGCGGATAGTGCGTGTGAGATACGATCGCACCGGATACAAAGAACTCAGCAGGAAGGATAACTAAATGCCAGGAATAGACGCAGTAGGACGATACGAAGAGATCATAGGGGCGTTTGATGCCCATTTGCACGAAATGGCGCTAGGCGATGTGCCTCATAAAGATCGGGCACAGGTAACAAACACCATCGCAACATATGAGCGGTGCTGTGACAAATTCAGTGACACAGATGCCTGTATCGGTATATGGACATGCCAATATCTGTATGCAATAGACACCCAAATATCATCGGCACAGAAGATGGCCGAATCCAGGGCAAGGAGATCACGATAATGCCTGAATCTTTTGAACTGACAAGGGAAGAAGCTAAGAGGGCAATCTTGGAATATCACTGTAGTCCTGAAACAACAGCAGCAGGCATTGCATACACAGATGTAGAACAGACCGTCGCCCAAGCCGCGCAGAGGAAGCTACTCAAGTGGTTGGAAAAACATAACGAGCACACGAAGTATTGCGGTTGCGAGATAACACAATTATGGCTATCCCAAAATGACTGGCAGCGTCTTGAATCTGCACTAGGAGAGAAGTAGATGAATCAGGAAGCGAAGATAGACCCACTGGTAGAACTGGCAGCAAAGTGGCTGTATGTGCTGCGAAATAAGCAAGAGGCCGCTAGCGGTCGTTGGAACGAATGGGACAAACAATGCGCTGCCCTGCGGTCTGGCTACCGAATTGAGGCCCGTTCTCTTCTTCAAACCCTCTCAGACTGGACAGGGAAGGACGGCAGCAAGATTGTGAGGACTGACCCTGACCAGACGTTGCCAATGTGGAGCATATATGACAGGACAGAAACCCACGAATCATTAATGTCATACAGAAAACAGATGATTGATTCAGGATTCAGAAAGGTTCTCCCCCTCATCGGAAAGGAAGGATAGATATGAGCAAGATGATTTGCGATTATGCCTCACAGTGTCCAGTAGTGTGCGGTGAAAAAGAGCCGCATGACCAAGACAACTACTGCGGAGCCCCCTGTTGGACTAACCAGAGCGGCACTCGTTGTGTCCCTTACCTGACAAATGACCAAATACAATTAGCTACCCTCCGCACTGAGTTGGAGAAGGTGAAGGAGGAACTAGCCGCATCACAGCAGCAGGTGGCGGAAGCGCGACAGGCGGCGAGTGATATGGCTAGCACATGGAGAGTTGCAGAGCAGCGGGTGAAGGAACGGGGACAGATTATTGTAGATAAAAACAAATACATCCGCGACCTGTTGAAGAAGCCCCAAGCCTCACAGCAGCAGGTGGCGGAAGCGAGACAGGTAGCAGAGACAAATGTCATAGCAGCACGAGATGACCACGTACGATGGTTAGCCTCCCAGCAGCGGAACACCGACCTGCAAGCCCTGAACGCAGAGCATAGCAAGCTGAATGGGAAGCTATCAGTCCAGTTGACGGATGCACAGCAGCAGAATGGGAGGCTGAGAATTGCCTTGATACGGGTGGAAGGTCACTCACAGGATCAGTACGCCCAAGAGATAGCCAGAGCCGCCCTGCAAGAGCCAGAGGATCATATCGGTGAGGCTACCGGAATGATAGCAGAGCAGGACACGGCCAGTGAGGAATAGGCCGCGCTTGCTCGACATCTTCTGCGGCAGCGGGGGTGCAGGTATGGGATATTCCCGCGCTGGCTTCGATGTGTTCGGGGTGGACAACGACCCGAAGCCGCTCAGACATTATCCGTTCCCGCACGTTTGCGCCGATGCCCTGGAATACTGCGCCGAACATGGGCACGAGTTTGACGCGATACACGCCAGCCCGCCATGCCAAGCGTACAGCAGCGCGACGCCTAAGATAAACAGTCACCCCGATTTGTACTCCAAGACACGCGACCTATTAGACGCCCCTTTCGTGATTGAGAATGTCATTGGAGCCCCTTATGCGCATGGAATTATGCTGTGCGGAACGATGTTCAACTTGACAGTCGATGGTGAATGGCTGGAGCGTCATCGAAACTTTGAAACCTCATGGATGATGTTCCAGCCTCCATGCGCTCATCCAACAAATAGACGTGCGCTTACCGTGACTGGCCATTCATATGTGCGCTCAATACGAGAATACGACCATAGCAGACAGGGAACCTTTGCGATAGCCCAGAGGCTCATGGGTATTGATTGGATGACAAGGGACGAACTCGCGCAGGCCATCCCCCCGGCCTACACAGAATACATAGGGAGACAGTTGATGCAGGTATTGGCCAGCCCGATGGCGAGAGAGGAAAGAA